GCACACGGCCCGACCGACGCGCAGTCCATTTTCTCCTGCGCGATTATCTGCGCGGCGCGGCGGAATGTGATGCGCTTCTTCATGGCTACATCCTCCCGTTGGCGTTGTCGTTCTGGGCCGGCCCGATGGACTCGCAGAGTGCCTCGATATCGTCGGCCGCGTAGAGACCCGCCAGCATGATGGCATCATCATGGTCGCTGGAAACCGTGGAGAGAGGGACATCCAGCGCGTTGCAGAAGATGGCAACGAAGCCTGGAGTCGCAGGAACCTGGTAGAAGTTGTTCATCGTCGTGACCTCCTAGCCTATGCTATAGCATACGGGATGCCATGCCAACGGCCCCGTAACTCCGCGAAATGACTGGTGACCATACATGACGATACGGGGGAATCCCGCAAAATAGTGCGGAACTATTTACCCCTGTGACAATTATCGTATAAGGTCACGTATGGTCATGGGCTGGCGGCTCGCCCCGAGCTCCGTGGTGGTGTAGGTGGGTAAGGTACCAGGTTACCCATAGCATCACCATAAGAGGAGGAGCAGGCATCCCGGACGAGCGGAGGATTGACGCTCTGTGGTGGGGGTCCAGTCCCCACCTGGGGACTCCAGACCCCACCCATTGTGTTACAGCGGCGTGGAGCAGCGTATGGGCACGGTAATTTCCCTACATACACCCCTAACGCACCAAGTAATTGTCGGGACATGTGTCCAAGAATTGCGCATCGCAGCGGCCTGTAAGCCGACGATATCGCAGGGGAATTCGGAAACACTCTCACGCACCATGTCGTGAGTCTTTGCTATATCCTATGCCATACCGCCTATGGCAACGTATGGTCACGTATGGTCACATATCGTCACGTATGGTCACGGTTGGTGTGTGCATTGTCGTACATGGTCACATATGGTCACGGGCTGTTGACGCGCTGCCCGGCTTCGTGGCTCTGACGCATGTGGCTAATTGCGCGGTGTGCCAGGGGTGCGGTACCGGGGGAGGGGGCGGCTGCATTCCCATCCCCGCGACCGCCCAGGTTGACAGTTAGTGCCCCAACGCTATACTGAGGCATGACCAAAGCCGAACTCGCAGATCTCCTGAGGCACCGTTTCGACTCTACGCCGCCGATCACGTTCGCGGACCTGGAGAGTGCGGAGTTGTTTGGGATGTGGGTTGGGGTGTTGCGGGAGGTAGTGGAGCGGGAGGCTCTGGGGGATCAAGATACTGGCGGGATGGCCCGCGAGGTGAAGCGCAGGCTATGTGGCCCTCCGGGGCTGATGTTTGCCGACCAGGAGGGTGCCGATGCGTTTATCGGATGGGTATCGGGGACCATGAGGGTGGCGGAGCGTGAGATTGGGCCTGGGTATGATGAGGTGATGGGGCCGTGGGAGCCGCTCCGGTGGGCCCGCGATTCGACGATTTTGAAGGGTCGTTTCTACCCGCCGCGGTAAGGGCTTGACGCCGCCATATATGTAGCGTCATATATGGTCAGTGACGACGAGTGAGCGACAGCGCCGGCACATTGCTCGAAAGCGGGAGGCTGGGCTATGTGGGTACGGGGGGTGTTCGGTGGTGAGCGGCGACAGCTACTACTGTGCTGACCACGGGCGCTCGTTGTCCCGCAGGATCGTGGTGCCGACCGAGTTGAGAGATCGGTTGGAGGTGGCGGCGCGGTCGAACGACGTGACGGTCTGCATCCTGGCCGAGGTGTTGCTGAAACGCGGGCTCAAGGAGATGGGTGTTGCGACATGACGCTGCTGATGGGCGATTGCCGCCTGGTGCCGTGCGAGCACCAGCACCTGCATCCGATAACGGGGCTCCCGCCGGACTATCACTACCGGCTTCCCGATGGAACCTACGAGCCCAGGTGGAAAAACAAGAAGAAGCGGATAGACCCGCTGGCGATGTGGCTCTCTCCGAAGGAGGCGGCGGTCGTCATCGGGGTGACGAAGGAGACGGTCCGCGAGTGGATCAAGAAGGGGAAGCTCAAGTCCGTGTCGGTGTCGACACGGCGCAAGATTCACGCGTCCTGGATCGCAGAGGTAATGCAGGTCCCGTGGCTGTACGGCCCCCGGTGGAGGAACTCCGATCCCGTATCGCCAGAGGAGACGAAGAAATCTGCTCCGGGATGATGCGGGCTCGTGAACTGGTCGATGTCGATGAGGGACTCGCCATCCTGGCCCGGAACCCTTCTCAGCAGCAGCTCGAAAAACTCGGCTGGAAGTCCCGCGAGGAACTGATCGTCGCGATAGACGGTAAACGCATGGCAAAGGAGGAGCCGGCCTACTTGCGCCATGCCAACGAGCGCCACGTCGCCCGCCTCAGAGCCGCCGCCGATACCAGGATCGGAACAACAGCCGTTTCGATCGTTCTGCCGATCATCCATACCACGTCGCCCAAACGCGACAGAATCTTCATCGACACAACGGAGTCGTGATGTTCGGTACCGTGTCGGCAACAATCTCGGAGAAATCGTCGCCCCGCGAGGTCGCGGCCCTCCTGCGCCAGCTCCACGATGGCGCTAACCAAACGTCCCGCTTTCGCCGCTGGCTCGATACCACCGGCTCCGGCGGAACCATCTATACCTCGGACCCTATCCCGGATGGCTCGGTCCTGACCATCCAGGTCTTCGCCCAGGGTAACTCGACCGACGGGACAGCCTGGTATTGCGGCAAATCGGTCGCGCTCGTCTATCGACCAACAGGCTCCACTGTCTCGATTCTCGGCCAGACACCGCTGTTCGCCGTCATGTCGGGCGCTCAGTCGATGACGATTTCGGTCAATACAACCGACAATACCGTCCTGGTCACGGTCGATGATGACGCGGCAACAATGTCGTGGTCGTCCTGGATCGAATTGCACGCCGATTGGGGAGGTCGCTGATGCCGCTCATCAAGTCGCCATCCAAGAAAGCCCGACAACGCAACATCGAGGAGATGATCGAGTCCGGCATGGAGCCGAAACGCGCTGTCGCCGCCGGCTACTCCGTTCAACGCAGAGCCGGCGACCACCTCGACCGCATCATGAAACGAGGACGCGGAAAATGAGCACGATCCGAACCCGCATCGCCACCGATGACTACCGGAACGGTTGGGATTCCACGTTTCGGAAAGACCGGCCGGTTCGACGAAACTCAACCGCCGAACCCAAGGTCGTTACCTGCGAAACCAGCGGCTGCTTGCTCGTCGGCTCCAAGGACGAGTGCCCCGATTGCCCGAAACGATGATCGCCCCGGCCTACCGAAACCCGCTCCGCTACGGCTACGGCCTGTACCCGCATGGCCGCTGCCAGCTCGGAGACTGCCGCGAGGCCGCTTGCCACCGGACCAAGATCAAGGAGCACTCGGTCCTGGTCTGTAGCGGCCACCTCCCGAAAGAAACGATCTTCTGCCCCTACCTCGGCCAGCAGGAGAAGTTGTTCGCGGCCAACGAGCGCACCGTCCTGGGCGGCGGTGGAGCCGGCGGCTCCAAGACCTATGCCGGCGCAAGACTCTACATGAAACAGTGGGATGTCGAGAACCGCCGGTACCTCGATGCCCAGAATCGCGGCGAGCCGTTCGTCTCCAAGGGCCACGCCCTGTTCGTCCGCAGAACCGTGCCGGAACTCCTCCAGGTGGTCGAGGACTTCAAGTCGTATTGCTTCCGGCTCGACCCCGGCTCCAAGTGGTCCGAGAAGTTCATGCTGTGGACCGCATCGTCGGGCTACAAGGTTCAATTCGGCGGCTGCCAGGACGACTCCGATTGGGAAAAGTGGTACGGCCCAAGCTACTCGCTCGTCGTCGTCGATGAAGCCTGGCAGTTCACGGTCGAACAGATCACCGAGATAGACGGCCGTATCAGGGTCGGCGATCCAGTTCTGGACTCCATGCTGCAACTGTACCTGCTGACCAACCCGCTCGGCGGCGAAACCAAGGCGTGGATGCGGAAGAAATTCGTCGAGGTCGCGTCGCCCGAAACGACCGTCGTTTACAGGGTCCACCTGTCCGATGGGCGGATTGAGGAGAGGTCGCAGGTCTACATCCCGTGCAACGTCTTCGACAACCCGGCCCTCGTGACGTCGGGAAAGTACGAGGCGAACCTTCTGACCAAGAGCGCCGGCAAGCGCAGAGCCCTCCTGGAGAACGACTGGTACGTCGATGAGGGCTCATGGATCGGAGACGACTGGACCGCCGAACACGTCTGCGAGCCGTTCAGGATTCCGCCGGGCTGGCACCGCGACAAGTCGTACGATTTCGGCATGGACGCCAAGGGGCCGCTCCACTACTACGCCACCAGCCCCGACGGGGCCACCGTCTGCTACAGAGCCGTCACATTCCGGGGCCTCACGGCCGCCCAGGTCGCCCGCAAGATCAAGGAAATCGAGATCGAAGCCGGCGAATGGGATCTCGACAGCGACTGCTCGATGATCTTCGGGGTCGCTGACTCGTCGCTCTGGACCCGACAGGGCGAAGGTGCCGAAACCAGAGGCGACCAGCTCGCAACCGCCGGGACCGGACTGCGGCCGGCGAAGAACCGCTATGCCGGCTCCCGGCGTGACGCCGCCGATCAGATCCGAAACCGCCTCCGCACCAGAGTCACGGACCCGTTCGACGACTCCAAGACAGTCCCGTCGCTCCGGTTCTTCAAGACAACCGAACACAAGGTCAAGACCAAGAACGGCTGGGAACGAACCGGCCCCACCGTCACGATTCCGCAGCTCCAGGCCGACCAGAACGACCCGGATGTCTGGGACACCGACGGCGACGACCACGATTGCGACGCTCTCGGCTACTTCTGCATGTCGCGCGCGATTCACGGCGAGCGGTTCGACGAGAAAGAAGGCGATCCTGTCGTGGTCGACATCCTGAGTAGACGGAATGCAGCAAAGAGAACAGAATCACCCTTCCCAAGGTGGAACAATGCCAGCAACTAACGTGAACCAACAGATCGAAGCCCCGTCGGGGGTCGATATTTCGACGCAACTGCCGCAGGCGTTCCTGGAAAAGCTCGGCCAGATGGTGGTCGAGCGCAAGAAGAAGGACTGGCAGGACTCCGAGGGCTACCGCAACACCCAGAAGCGCCACCTCGAACTCTACTCGGGCAAGATTCCGGGGAAGAACTCGTCGGACGACACGATCCTGTACGTCCACCTGCCGTATCTGACGCGCTCGGCCCTGCTGTACCAGTCGAAGGTGCTGGCCTCCGCGTTCCCGTCGTCCGGCGACTACCTCGCGGCCTCCACGATGCGGCCCGGCACCGAAGAACGCGACCGCGCCGCCACCAGGTTCGTGAATTTCGCGCTGAAATACTGGATTCCCGAATACGTTCCGTCGCACGACCGTGGTTCGATGGACATGTTCATCTACGGGAGCGCGTTTTCGATCTGGCGGTGGAGTTCGTCGGAAAATCGGCCGACTTTCGACTTCGCGACCAGCGATACCGTCGTGGTTCCGTACGCCTACCGATCCAACCGGGTCGACATGAGCGACATCCCGTGGTTCACGTGGGTTCTGAGGATGCACCGGCACGAAATCGAGGAAGCGGCCGCCAACGGCGACTTCAACGCATCTGCGATCCCAAGGATGTACGAGCGGGACTACGAAGAAGACGGCACTGCCGCGACCGAGCCTCAAGAAAACCAAACCACGTCGGTCCAGGAGACAGCCGACAGGATCATGGGCCTTGATCCGCAGCTTGAGATGCCGTCGAAGCCTCGGGCCAACCTGTGGCACCACTGTTTCGTGAAGCTACCGGGCGAAACCCGTCAGCGGCCGGTCGAAATCTTTGCCGACGAGGTGACGAAGACGATCTTGCGGGTCACGCTGCGCGAAAAGGACGATCCGTCAGACGCCCGCCGCTACGACGGCGAGATGCAGGTATGGCAGGCGACCTCTGACGCCCTGAAGGCGCAGTACGAGTCGGTTCTGGCCGAACACGATGCCAACGTGACCAACATGGCGGCCGCCGGAATCGATCCGGCCGAATTGCCGATGCCGCCGGCTCCCCCGCCGGAGCCTCCGATGCCGGACCCGATCCGAAAGGTGCCGTTCTCCCGGATCACCCACTACCAGTGTCTGCCGAACCCCGAGGGTTTCTACGGCTACGGGATCGGTCTTCTGATCGAGGGGCCGAACATCGTTTCGGACGAAACCATGTCGCTCTACGCGAGTTCGCTCCGCACGGCCCTGTCGCCGACCGGCATCATGTCGCGCGACGCCCGCATGGCGAGGGGCGAGTTCGAGATCCGACGCGGCAAGTTCGTGGAATGCCGGCTGCCGCCCGAACAGCTCGACAAGGCGTTCAAGCAGATCATCTTCCCGAACCCCGACCCCAACGCCTTCAAGGTCGAGGAGCGGATGGACAAGTCGGTCAACGAGATCACGGCCGATTCGATTCTCTCGGGGGCTCCGGGGCGGTCGGGCCAGACCGCCACCGAGGCCGACTTGCGGCACGAAAGCGCCATGACGCCGATCACGAGCGTCGCGGCCCGCTACGACCGGAGCCGCATGAACGAGATGCGGGTTCTGTCCCACATGCTGCGCGAGATGCTCCCGGAGGAAGGGTTTCGGTTCTACAACTACGACCAGCAGAACCAGGGGCTTCCGGCCGAGGAGTTCCGGGTCGGGCCGCAGGACTTCGGGGATGATCTCGGGATCGTCTTCACGTCGGACCCGAGTCTCGCGTCGCCGCAGCAGCGGGAACGGGCGGCCAACCGGGCGCTCGATGCGGTCCAGCGCGGACTGTCGATTGCGCCGGGCGGAATCCCGCCGGTAGATCCCGATACCGCCATCATGATGGTCCGAACGGCACTCGGCAAGGTTTTCAAGGCGATGGACTTGCCGAACATGGCGCTTCTGATCGAGAAGGCCAAGATGCCGACTCCACCGCCTCAACCAGGAGAACCAAATGGACGACCCCCAGGATCTGTTGGCATGGAGGGGCCTGAAGGCAACCAGGTCCCTGCTGAAGCGGCTGCTGGATTCCCGCAGTAGGGCGCTGTCGAACGTGATCTCGTGCGTTCAGGCCGGCGATGACATCGGGGCTCGCGAGAACCTCGCGAAGTGCCGGCTGCTCGAAGACATCATCGAGGACATTTCGGGCGAGAAAGCGCCCGATTGCTTCGGAGAAACCTGATGCTGCCGGTCGCGATCTACTCCCACGAAGAACACGAAGCCTACAGCGAGCTTCGGGCCAAGGCCGACAAAACGCTCGCCGAACGGCGCAAGGAGCACGGGATTCCCGACATCCCGTACTGTCCGGTCGATGACTCGATTCTGGTGTATCGGCTGCCGGCGGTCGAGGCCAAGACGGCTGCCGGGATCGTCTTGCCGACCTACGGAATCGACAAAGAGGAGGACAGAAGACTCGGTAAGACTATCGTAACCGTCAGCCATCGCGTCGTGAACGTGGCGGTGGTTCTGAAGGCCGGGCTCAGCGCACTCGACTGGATGCGGAGCCACGGGGTATTCGTCGGTGACTACGTGAAATTCGGCCGCTACAGC